GCAAGATGACTTCTTTTTATCGTGATTTCTTTTCGCGTTTCCGTCCTGAAGAACCTAAACTTCATGAAGCTACTTCCAGTGCTTCCTTTGAAGCGGTTCGAGGGGACGGGGGTGCGCGAGGCTGGTTGCAGGGCAATCCAGACATCACTCAAGAAGAAATGATTACCATGGTTGAGACTAGACCGGGGGTGGTTGAATCCGTTAAAGGACCCGCCCTACAGGCTGGCTTCGAGGAGCTCGTTGATCGAGCTCTCAAAGAGCCTACCTCAGTCAAAGTTTCGGCTATCCTGGAACCTCTCAAAGTGAGACTAATTACGAAGGGCAACACCCTCCGTTATTGGCTCTCCAGAGATTATCAGAAACAGTTGTGGCGATATCTTCAGACATTTCCACAGTTTGTTCTAACAGGACGGCCTCTCATGGCATCAGACCTACACGATTTGATCGAACGGGAGAAAAGACTCGGTGTCTATCAGTTCACAGATTGGGTCAGTGGCGACTATGCAGCCGCTACAGACTCTCTGGACCTGAGACACACGAAGGCTGCTTTTGAGCAAAGCCTTCGCATGGGACTCTTTACCCTCTCTCCCAAGTATCAAGACGTGTTGCGAAGCGTTCTCTATGAACAGGATATCTATTATCCAGAGAAGCTAAGCAATTCGCATGAGGGATTGGGGCCTGCCAAACAGACGACGGGACAGCTTATGGGTTCAACCCTTAGCTTTCCTATCTTATGCGCTGTAAATTTGTGCGCATACTGGGCAGCCCTTGAAGAACGCTTAGGAATAGAAATCGAACCTAGGGACCTACCGGTCCTTGTAAATGGTGACGACATTCTATTCCGCTGCGATCAGCGCCTATACAGGATCTGGCTTCGGAAAGTCGAAGAAGTAGGATTCGAGCTCAGTCTTGGCAAGAACTACGTTCATAAAGAATACCTTACTGTCAATTCACAGTTATTTCATCATAAGAAATCTGTGGACTTGAACGGTCGCAAATGCGACACATTCAAACAGTGTGGTGTTCTGAACGCGGGTCTCTTGACCGGACAGAGTAAGATCACAGGCCGACAAGGTGCTAAATTAGCACCTTTGTGGGACTACTTCAACGAGGTGACACGAGGAGCTATCAATCCAGAGCGAGCAAAGATGAGGTTTATCCATTATCATCGGAAAACCATTGAGGAAGTAACCCAAAGAGGGAAATACAACCTTTTCATCACTCCCATGAAGGGAGGCTTAGGCTTCGACCCCATTGGGGATCTGAGAGCCACCGCCTTCCAGAGGAGATTCGCTTCATTTATGGATGACAAGCTTAGGAATGATCCGGAACATTTCTCAAAGATTGCAATAATTACAAATGCAGTCAAAAGGAACGTTCCATCAATCCGTCACAATCCGAAGTTTATCGTTCAGCCGAAATACGGCCCGTACGAACAAGGAGTAGTTAAGGTACAAGACACTACGATCAAATTGCCACCACTGGCAGCCAGGCCGGATTTCGAGACTCTCAATGACTTTACGTCAGAGATGAGAGTTCGTCATCCGAAGAAGAAAACTCTTGAAGAGTTTCGTTCGAGGAACTGGCGTCAACAAAATGGTTCAATTTACAAAGATCGTTACCGTCTTATGGAGTACGTCGGTCAGAGGCCCATGGGACCTCACGGATTCACTGATTTATCAATGAAACCGACCGACGGAGAGGCTATGTTGGACGACCACATTTATGTGGCCGACCATGACAGCTCTAAAGAAGAGGCAATGCCGGACGACCATATTTATATGGCCGACCCGGACAACCTCGTCTAACTCCACCTTGAAAGATTGGGTCCAGAGGATTAAATCTCCCAAAACGGTGTGTTTGTCGTACCCGAGATGCTTTTCATAGTATCGCTTCAAACACTTAATACTTCCGTGCTAAGTGCCAAAGATTGAACTCTAAGCTACAGTAAACTAGAGTTCACCGGCTAAATGCCGACAGACTGCACGGGAGAGCCCCTCAGAGGGTTCCTCTGGATGTACAGTCGGGCGGACGCGCCGGATCCAATACTACATACATTACCATGCCTGGTAATTCGAAGAGCAACTACACGCTCACTAAAAGATCAACTAATGGAAATGGAAGGGGAAAGAAGAAGAATGGAGGAAAGGCCAAGGGACCCATCAGGGGTTTCCCTGGAATCACGCAATCAGTTGCCCTCAGCGTTAACAACGCTTTTGGAGACACTGCGAAACCGCAGACTGTCATCCAAGGACTTGATGCGTTTGACTCTAGTCACGTTCCTCTCCCTCGTGCTGTGGGTGACTATACCGTCATCAGGACAACCGAAGTTGTCTCTGCTGATCGGAAATTCAACCTACTAGGACCTATGAAGACAAGGACCGCTTATGGCGACAACTGGAGCAATATCTGTTCCGTCGTCTCAAACGATCCGACGGCGGCCATCGGTGCCTCGCTCAACACTCGTAGGAATCAGTTTTCCGCAATGGATGCTTCTTCCTGGAGCGATGCTCGTTTGACACCAGCCGCCTTCACTGTCAAAATCATGAACCCGGAGGCACTGCAGACCACGAGCGGCATAATCTATGTCGGTCGTGCCAAGCAGATGCTTAATCCTGGTAGATCTCCGGGCAGTTCTACACGAACTTGGGACGAACTCGCAAACGAGCTCGTCTCTTATTCTTCCCCTGAACTGTGTGCGGCGGGACGTCTAGCCCTTCGAGGCGTTAAAATTGATGCCGTACCTTACGACATGAACGCCTTGTCGGAGTTCCGCACGCTCGATCAGCTAAATCCTGTTGCAACATTTACCTGGAATACTGATTCGCTCCTCTTTGATGGATTTGCACCTATATTTGTGTACAATCCAAATGGGGTAGCGCTTCAGATCATGGTATGTTGTGAATGGCGCGTTCGCTTTGATCCGAGCAATCCTGCTTATGCATCCCATACGTACCACCGTCCTTCGACGGCTGGTTACTGGGATCGCGTTCAGCGGGTTGGCTCAGCTCTAGGCAATGGCGTCATGGACTTAGCTGAGAAGTCAGCTCCACAGTTTATGATGCATGTAGCACAACAAGCTGTAAAGAGACAACTCATGTTGACCTAACACAGTTCCTATTAAACAAAAAATGAAGACGGTTCAGGGTACAGACTCTAATCCTCGTTGTTGACCGGCTTTCGTAAACGTACATTTAAAATATGTTGTTTGCGTCAGTTACGGGAAAGCCCCAAGCTAAAAACTTGGGGACCTCAACGTTGAAGACAAGTCTGGAACCTCTTCATAGTTTAATTCCATCTGATCCTCCAAAACTCTACTCACTCCAAACCACATCGAGCTATTTCAATGCGATTTAGCGAGTCAGGCCACCTTATGATGACCTGGG